GATACTCTGGGCGTAAATATGTCTGGAAGGGCTAAAGATGTATGGGACAAGACTAACGCTTATTCAGCCTTTATGTTCCACCAAGTAGAGCGTTTCAATCGGCAGGTTGCCATGACTACGGTCTATAAGTTGGAACTAGATCGTCTGAGAGAGACGGAAAAAGCTCAAGAAATGAATGGTGGTGCGTTCTTAGCCACAGCCCCCCGTATAGCCCAAACTCATATTGGGCGTGTAGCCTCGATGTATAAGACTTTTGGTGTGCAGATGTACTACACGATATTAAAAACGGGTAAGATAGCTTTCTCGGACGCAGATCCCGACGTTAGACGAGAAGCTCAGAAACAACTTACAGGTATAGTATTAGCGGCTGTTGCGATGTCTGGTGTACAGGGAATACCCATGATCGGGGCGGTTATGCTTGCCGCTAACATGTTACTAGACGACGAGGAAGCGGATGCCGAAACCATCTTACGCCAGTATATAGGTGAGGGGTGGTATAAAGGCGGTATTAACGCATTAACTGGTGTAGATGTTGCTAACCGTGTTGGCATGGGTAACTTATTGTTCAGGTTAAACCCCTATGCCCAAAATCAATCACCAGAAGAAATTGCCATGCAAGCTGTAGGTGGTCCCGCTTGGAGTGTAGGCTCCCAGATTATACGGGGTGTAAAGGATATGGTGAATGGTGAGTTACAGCGTGGGATAGAGAATACGCTACCTGCAGCCTTCCGTAATATAGCAAAAACGTACAGATATTCGGGTTTGGACGCAGGCGGTATTAATACCCGAAAAGGTAACCCCATATATGACGATGTTACTACGGGCGAATTATTGTTCCAGTTCTTTGGTTTTGCCCCTACAGGTTACACATTAACTATGGATATAAACCGCAGCATAAAAGAAATAGAACGGGGTACGGTTCTTAGACGTAAGAAGGCATTGGATGAGTTGTATATGTCTATAGCATTGGGTAGTGGGGAAGATGTGGATGATGCCATAAAAGAGGTTATAGACTACAACGAGAGACACCCAAGCTGGGTTATCTCAGGAAAGAGTATAATTAAGTCTATGAATATGAGATATAAAGCCACTGCGTTAATGCACAACGGTGTAACTGTAAACCCCCGCCTAAGAGCCGATTTGCTGGCACACAGTAACGACTATTGGGGTTCTAATGACTACAACGTCGTAAAACTGTTGGATGTTGATTTAAAACGCGGTTAAATCAGCATAAAAAACCCCCCACTGCTTTCACGGTGGGGGGTAAGGAAAACAAAGGAGAAACGATAGTTCATCACACTATCAATAACCTCTATATCACACCATTCTCCAGATGCGAACCCCTAAAATACTATTTTCTACAACGACGCGTGCTTCTGTCTTATATCCTTTATCAAGTAATATTTTAGCTGCTTGACTCATAGCTTTTTCGGTGTTTACGCAGGGGATAAATACAGATGCTCCTGTAACCATATCATCCCAATTAACTATAATCTTAACCCCATCTGGGTCTAGATCATCAATCTTCAGAACCCCTCTCTGCACCAGCTTCCTCCACATGGCAATTGACAACAATAACATCGGTTGGGGGTAACTGCATATGCGTACCCTTACTTAGACGCATCTTCATTTTCTTAGCACCCATGTTAGCTATAAGGTCTTCTACAAAGGCTGCGTAATTTATTTGTTGTTCACCACACCAGATACGTAGAGGTTTCGGTATTAGATAAGCCTTCTTTAAATCTGTTTCATATCTAGCTACTAATTGCCCTCTAGGTAATGCTTCAGGGACTATGAGTGAGTCTAAACCGGAGCCATCATTTTTACGTAGATCGTCAGTACTTTTAATCCATAACACATTACTCCAATGCTCGTGAATATAATCGTTAAGTGTCTCTTCAGCAGAAGAATCCATATCATCTACATAACCTTTACGCTTCCTCAATAGGGCTATGGTCCATTTAAAGAGTGCTTTTACATCGTAATCCAGAAGCCCGGCTTTTTTAGCAAGAATAACACCTGCTAAGGTATTAGTAGCAAAGGCTGACCAAAACCTATTCTCGGAAGTTAAGTCACTCTCTACATCTACTCTGATACGTATAGTGCTAATTAATTTCTTAACCATATCCATATTACTTAGTACGTACTGTATATATATCTGACCAGCATGACCGTAATTGTTCTTTATATCCTCGATAAAGTTGTCTTGCACGTTCTTGTCCTCAGACTTCTTGAACATGCGATCTACTTTAACTTCCAAAATACGCATGGCTTCTGCTTTAGGCATGGATTTTGCCATATTAATTCGTTCTATGACGCTAGTATTGCCAGTGGTTACCGCTAACATTCTCCAAGGTGCACCACGATAACGCTCTGCGTTACCCCCGCTAATCAAACGCCCCCGCTGCTTACCCCCTGTTAGCTGGTACACTAAATTACTCAATTCGGTAGGTTTAGCCTCGGTTAACTCATCTATATATAGGGGCAAGTTATGGTATATCTCCCCTCTGTGCATTTTGGTATTGTATGTATCCTCTTGGACCATAATAAGTTCTTCTGAATCACCCCACGCCGTAGCCGCCGCAGCCATAGCTGTTGTTTTACCAACCCCCGACTCTTTACTATGCAGGTGTAGCGCAGCGCAGTTTATCGGTGAAAGCCCCATAAGTACGGAGCCAAAAGCGGTTCCCACAACAAATTGGTGTATTTCAAAATCTTCGCGGTTGTAGAAGTCCATAGTAGCCTTCCACCCCTCTAGTGTGCCTTTAGGTTCAAAAGCGGGGAATAGAGCCATAGTTTGTGAAGAAGGAGGGTTAAAATCTACGTGGTCATGGAATATCTCTTTATTCCCTAGTATGAATGAAGTGCAATCATCACTAGTCCACCCAAACTGTTTATGTGCCGCATCAGCGACACCACTAGCCTGTAAGTGATTTACCCATGAATTTGTATAATCCATAATATCCTCCATTTTTACTGGTTTTATTACTGATATACCCCACTTAGACATCTCATCACGAAATTTATCCCGCGAATTTACTGTAGAAAGGGGTATAGTGAATTCTCTTAAAGCGTCTTGGGGTAAATGTAGCCGCATCATTATTGACTCGCCCACTTCATCATCCCATATACGACGCACTACATATAAGTCGTTATGGTATAGTTGTTTTTCTATAGGGTCTCCGTCTTTAGTCACCGTCCGCATGTATATCCCACCATTAGCACCCCTAAAATAGGGGTCTGGATAAGAGGGTACCTTATATTTAGTGGCAGGTTTATCAGCTAAAAAGTCCAAATCTGACGTTGGGTCTTCCAGTATATTATCTTCTTCGGTAGCCTTACGTATCTTACTACCCAAACTTATTGGGGATTTTATCTTTCCCCAATGAGAACATTCGGTGCATATATTTGGGTTATATTCATCAAATCTAGCGCAAAGATACGGACCTTTTATACGATCCAACTTATACATGGTATCGTGTAGGTCAAAATCAGGGTGTTTTTCGGATATTCTTCGCGCAGCGTGATCAGAGTCTTCGCAGAATTTCGCTATAGACAACCCTGCACGCCATAAAGGTTCACTTATTTCTTCCTGACTTGTTAATATATGACCTAGTTGCTCACAGCCTACCCCACTTTGTGTTTTTAAAACTATATCCTTAAACACGTTTATCCGGTTACCTATTAACCTATCTATAACAGCGTTACTGTCAGATGGTGTATATTTCGTAGGAACTGGTATCGACGTATCACATATATATTCCGCGATAACCTCAAGTTCGTGAGGTTTAGTAAGTGACCTACTTATATAAAATACCTCAGAGGGCGGATCACTCTTATAGTTATGTGTTGTAGGTATTCTTAACACCCGCGCCGAATCTGCGGTAACTGCGGGGTCTGCTAATAAGTTATGCTTAACACATGTAACCTTTAGCTGCTCTGCGATAGGTACCCAATCTCCCACACTAACAGGTTTTGTTAAGAACCAGTACACATGTAGCCCCCCGCCAGAACTAATAAGTGTGGGGGTAGGCAATTCTGTCTTCTCACAGAAATCCCGTAAAGCGGCTATAGCCGCTACTTTATCGGGGTAGTCTTTATTAGGTCCACAATCTATATCAAGAAAGAAAGACCTCAGTTCGTTAGCGTTTTTGGCTTTACGGGAACTCGTATCCTTAAACGTGGATAATGCAAAATATGTGTCGTACCCTTCATTATCTAATTGTTCTGCTGAGGTTAACAGGACATCTATAGAGTCAAAGAACTTTTGTATACGCCTACCGTCTGTAGCGCGCGATGCAAATATACAATAATACCCGTTTTCTCCTAATGCCCTCTCTAAAAATTCCTTTGTTTCCATATCGTTTCCTTTAGAGGAGGGTCTACGATCATACACCTTATTAACCCAAAAATAAGAATGTATGACCGTAGCTATTAGTTTGGCTAAGTTATTCTTCCCAAGCTTCCACTAAGGCATCCAAGTCTTGCTTTTTCTTACCTTTAGCCAGTGTGGATTTCTTGGCAATCTTTACTGGTTCCTTTAACTCTTCCTCCTCTCCCTCTTCTTGAACCTCCTCAATGTCGATACCATCAGCAAAAGGGCTATCATCTTTCGACACCGCAAAGCCCTCGGCAGTATCAAAGGGTGACCGGCTTTCAAATAGAGCATACTTAATAACCTGCACTGCCCGTAAGCGTAGTGATACCCCTGTACCCATACTTCCGTTATAAGGTGTGAAAGATACAGCAACATTAACGGTACTACCCGTTGTTAGCATAAAGTCTTCATCTAACTCGGTATTCCGTGAATCATACTGCGTAGGTTTACGCGTAACATCTTTTCCATACGCGCCTTTTAAAGAGGCTTTAAAGATAAACGTACCATCTTCATCTTTCTTGAAGGGGTTATCAAACTTCTTAGGCCAATTATCTTGGGTATCTGCTTTGATCTTGTAGGCTTCCCGCATGGAAGTCCACAATTCGTTGGCACGGGGCTTATTCATACGGAAATTTATCTCATATTTAGCGCCATCATCGAGCGCGTCACAGGGAACTGATCTTTTCTCATTACTGTCATACCGATAACAGCGATTAATCCTAGGCCATAATGCTTCTACATCGTTAATGCAAAACATAGTGTTAGGGGATTTGAAGTTAACTGTAGCCATGATATTCTCCTAGTTTATGTTGATTGAAACCCGTCTACTTCAGGGAACGGGGATATATTTGTGGTACTGTAAGGCGTAAATTCTAGTGTAATGGCGCGTATTGTGTCTACGTTATCCACCATACCAGAAGTAACAGATAGTTCTTCTTCGGTAAGAGGTCGTTCAGCTTTGAAGAAGAGTTTTGGTGTAGTACTATGTCTGTCGAAATACATCTGCGTAACAAGTGCTTTAGGCGCGGTATCCATATTTTTAAGGAACCTAGCGTAGGCTTGTAGAGGTAAGTTCCCTTCCCGCGCTTGCCCAAAAATAGATGTGGCAGGTAAACGTAACTGATACACTGTAGTCATATCTTCTTGTGGTAATATGGCTAACCTCTGCGCGAACCTACACGCCCGACTACTACCGTAACCAGAACCGCGAATATTATACTTACAATCCATACACCTTGCCGATTGGCGCTGGTGTTTTGGTACATTAGGCGACGGTACTTGCGTATCAGACGACCAACATGTAGGGATATTTAATCTATCTGGATCATAATTCCCCTCATAATAAGAACGGGAAATAGAAGCGGCGTTTACTATAACACCGTAATAAGTGGGGCTTTCAGATACTTCATCCCTAAAAACCCCGTCGTGTATATCTAGACGTAACACTTAACCTAAAAATCTTTATCAGGGTCTAGATCAAATTTGGTAGACGTATCGTCTGTATTGTTAGTCTCAGGACTAACTTTTTCTGAAGATAGCGCGGCCACTACAGCAGGTATCGAAAACCTGTATGTATTACCTACCTTTATATAAGCCGAGGGTGGTATATGCTTACCTCTTATCCATACCCGCACTGTGGATATGGATACACTAAAATGTTTAGATACATCTTCGATAGGCACGTATGCTGGGGTATTCACTATTTTCTCCTCACAGATATTGAATATTCACTATCTGCATTAAGTCCTTGGGGCATAACTTCTGGGTTCTCCTCAAGGAACTGTTTTACATTACCCTGATTAAGGCTCTTAGCGAAAAACTCAGGGACGTTATGTTCTAGTACAAATTTGTACATACTCTCCCAATCGGAAGTCCAATAGCGAGTACGTACTGTTTTGTAGAAGAGTCCTTCGGAGGTACGTACACTCTCAACCCCATGTTCTGCACAATACTCAAGTAGGGCTGTTTTGATAGTTTCTTGCTGGGATTTGAGTTCGCTATCTTGTTCCTTAAACGTGGCAGATAGTCCACTCCGACGTTCTTTTATCTTCAAATAGACTTTGGTTAGCTTCTCCAAATCTACGGGGGCATCACTCATATAATATGCTCCTCTCATGCAAGGGAGTTACATACTAATATCATATGTTAGCTTAGTCAAGCAATCCGTTGTATAAATCTAGTATTTGTGTGTGAATATCTATTTTGTTATCTAGCAAATTGTAAACGTGTCTTTCTATGAGTGAACCTTGTAGCTGTATCACTGTGCACTTATGTTCCTGCCCGGCCCGGTGTACACGGGCATTAGCTTGTAGATATGTTTCCAGAGAACTAGTAGGCCCCCACCATACCACTGTATTGGCAGCGGTAAGGGTTACCCCGTGTGCGGCGGCGGCTGGCTGGATTATTAATACCTGTGGATCATCTTGTTCTTGGAATGATTTAAAAATCTCGGTTCGGCGCGATGCCGATACACTACCCTGTATAATAGCGTTACTTATACCGTCACTATTTAATTTACCTGATAAGATATTTATCGCATGTCGAAAAGGGACAAATACTAGAACTTTTTGGCTAGATTCATCAATAACCTCACGTAGAACCTTGTACCTATGTGTAACGTCAAATTCCAGTGCGTCACCCTTATCCGTGTATATGGCACCACAAGATATCTGGAGTAACTTATTCATATTAACCGCAGCATTTATAGCTGTTATTTCTTCCCCTGCAGCCTGCATAACCATATGTTTCTTCAGGGTATTATAGTATTTCTTCTGTTGTTTGGTTAGTTCTACCTCTCGTTTTGTGTACACCATGTCGGGTAAATCAAGACAATCGGCTTTCGTAAATCGTATGGCAGGCTGCAATACATTAAATACGGTATCGCTAGCACTATCTTTTGGTATCCATTTAAAATTAGATATCCTGTACATAACCATATCGCGGAAAGATCCATAGAACCGGGGGGTGTTCTTAGGATTAACAAGTTTGGCTAAACCATAAGCATCTACGGGGCTTTGTGCTGCAGGGGTACCCGTCATCATCCAAAGCCATGTATCTGGCTTAACCAATTTATTGAGGGTCTTCCACCGCTTAGTTTGTGCGTTCTTGTAGTGTGTAGCCTCATCGGCAATTATGAGATCGAAACCACCCTCGGCTATAGCGTCATATACTATATCTACACCATCATAATTTATTATAACATACTCAGCCCCACCAGCTATTATAGCCGCGCGTTTTTTGGCTGGGCCATATGCAATACTCACACTACGGTGCATAGTAAAAGTAAATAAGTCTGCCCTCCATGCACTATCCATAATTGACAGTGGGCAAATCACCAGCACCCGCCGAATAATACCTTGGGACATAAGAAAATCTGATGCCCATATAGCCGACGCAGTTTTACCCGTACCTTGCTCGTTAAAACAAAATACTCGTTTATGTATAGTTAGGAATGCAGAAGTAGTCTTCTGATGCTCAAAAGGTTTGTGTTGCCCCGGCCATTTATATCTACCGGTTATAGGGGAAGGAGCCTCTATGTTAAGGTCTTTCAGAGCGTGTACCTCTGTCATACCCCAATTTACTAGAACTTTATTGTCTCCAACATCACTACTTTTCTTTATAGCCTTGGTAACCCCTTCTGGATTGTCTGTTGTGAATAGTAGTGCTTTATCTTTTATTATTTGCACTGATATCTCCTATGATTTGCGTACTCTTAGGCTTTACGCCTGATAGCTTTTTTCTTTCGTCCGTTTCGGCTGCGGTTTTTACTGGGAGCCTCTAGTTTGACTCCATCACTGTTAGAACCGCCCTTACTCAGCATCTTGTTATGGCTAACATCTTTGCCTTTTCGGTACTTGGGGCCTTTTTCTTTATCTATTTTCCGTCTAGCACGCTGTCGTTCCATACGATTAGGGTGTTCACCCCGTTCTTTCTGCTTCTTATATTCTTTTTTATAAGGCCGTTTAGTTTTGGTATATGCCATAATCTAACTCCTACCGTTGTACGCGCATTCGGTTACGGCGCAATGGTTTCTACATAACCCACTAGGTTTAGCATTCCACACATCGTGCGTATATGCACCCTTTAGTTGGTTAAAGGACTTAATCCACTTATCCCAGAGAGTGCCTTCTTGTTCTCTGTTATAGGAACTTGTTATTAAATCCTCAGATACTACGAACATTAGTGCCGCTCGTACTACTTCTACTTTGGGAAAGTGTTTGAAGACGGCCATAGCCATCAACTCTAGCTGTCCCTTGTCAGCATACCTTGCGGATTTTCCTGTTTTATAGTCTACCACCCAAGCTACATCATTATCAATTATTAGTAGGTCTGCTATACCTCGAAACCATACAGCCTTATCATAAAACCCACAGACTTCTAAATCTTCGGTTAACCCTAACTTATATTCACATAACTTATCACCGCGTTTAGCTTTCAAACTATCTATTGCCGATAAAGCATAATCAAATTTGGCGGGCAGGGGGGTGCCATCCCTAACATATTTTTCGGCGGCTGTATGAAACATGGTGCCATACCGCATGGCACTGGTTTCTTTATCCTCATATTCTTTTAGGATTTTCATGTGGTAGAATTGTTTTGGGCATTGGTC